CTTGCCGGAGTACTGTATGTTCCAAAGCAGACAACAAAATGTCCTTTCGGTTCTCCTATTATGGTTATGTAAAAATCGTAAGTTAAATAGCTTGTATTGAATGGCTGATATCCTGCACCGTTAGTACATGCCAAAGCTGTCCACGATGTTCCTGATCTGATTCTTACACCAAGCTGCATATTAGCCGGATAATAGAGCATGAAACCATTCTTGTCGGTACCATCAAAATATGTCACCGCCGTTGTGGAATCATATCTCGCAGTTTTGAATCCAATATCATGCAGAATATCAACTAATGCATTTGAAACCACATCGGTCTGATTTGCAAAAATCGATAATGTTCCTGAACCACCTGTTCCAATCGGAGCAACAGTTCTTTTATCAGTAAAGTTTTTAATTGTTCCTTTATATCGTTTTCTGTAATACATTATCCCTCCACCACTGATACCGTAACCGCTTTCGGGGTGCCTGTAAGTTTCTGCATAGGCGTTTCCAAACCTAATACAGGAACACTTGCATCAACCAGGTTTCCTAAAGTATTGGCAAAGAATAATACATCCGGGTTTGGAATAAATGTATATCCTATTCCATCACCGGACTTGATATTCTTTATAAGCTCCGGCATATCCGTAGGATCTATGCTATCCGTAATACCTGCCTTTTCTCTGATGGCATCAGCTATCGATATCAGTGTTTCATCATTTATCAAATAAACCATCAGAATTTACTCCCTTCTGCGTTCGGAACAGTTATAAAGGTGATGCCGCCTTTTCCATCTGAAGTGGCAAACTGACCGTCTTTTCCGGAAGATAAAACTGATTTATTTACCTTCTTATCAGTTTCGCCTTTGATATGTTCGATTAGTTTCCGTAATCCGTTTTCACCTAAGAATTCCATCTATGCCTCCTTAAGAGGTAAAGACACTATCCCAGACGGCTTTTACTTCATCTGTTGAAAGTTCCTCCACATCCTCTTTCTTCATATAATCTGAAAGGTCAACGGCGGTAGTTCCGAACAGTTCGTACTTGGTGCCGTCCCAGTAGTATTCATCAAAAGTGTTATCTCCTGCTCCTTTATTCGGAACAAGGTAGATAGTTCCATTCACGCCTTCTTCCGGAAGTGCCTTGAATGAAGATACCTTCGAAAAACTGATTCCGGTAATCTGTGCCATTGCATCAGTGATTGCTTTTACAACAAAGGCCGTATTAGCAATCTGGCTTGAATTGTCACCGACCTGCGCCGTGGGAACTGTAGGTGTTCCACTAAAGGATGGTGATATCAGTTTCGAATATAAAGAAATATCAATTGCATCAAGTTTTGCTTTCAGAGCATTCGTGAAGTCATTTGCCGAAAGACCCATGCCTTCAACTACCCTTACATATTTTGCATATTCCGATTGTAATAGCTGGGTAATAAATAGCCAGTCGGTTTTGCCCAGGTATTCATTTGCTGCCATTTCGTGTCCTCCTATGAATTAAATACGCTATCCCATACAGCTTTCAAATCAGAAAAGGAGACCTCGGAATCACTTCCAAGGGCTCCCACTTCGCTTGCCGTATATTTTGGTTTGAAACTGTCCTTTGCCCATCCGGGAACTGTAGGATCAATCTCGTTATAATTTCCTATAAGCCTTTTTCCATTGATACTCGGCTTATTCTTTAAAACCATGTAGTCATCCTCTCCGGTCATCATCTGCTCATCAATGGCCATCTCGATTACTTCTTCTTCATCAAGTTCCATGACAAGTTCCGGTTCACGATAGATTTCAAGGTTTATTATTTCTTCGGTTATTACTTCAAATGTCATTCAATCACCCCGCCTTCAAGAACCCTTGATACAGGTAATCTCTTGATTGGCGTGGCAAGTGCAGTATCTGAATCTGTAAGCAACCTTATCTGTACATCAATTGAAGAACCCGTAAAGGATAAGGTTTCTTCTTGTGTCAGGCTTATTTGCATTCCACCTCCACCTTCAAAAACTATATCTTCCTTACTTTTTGTAAGTATCTTTCCCCCATTGTCAAAGGTAACCCACACCTGCTTGCAGGATGGTAAATCAACATCTGAATTTAACTTTATGATTATGGTTGGTGTCGTTCCTCTAAACATATATACCTCCACTTTTTTATTGAACTTGCCAAAATGCTCTGTTATACTCAAGTCAGAACAATTCGTTACGGCGTAATGCCGTCTTAAGTTTTATCCGCCGATTCCGGCACAATTTCCAAGTATTTATTACTTACCATATTAGAAAGGACTTATTGCCTATGTTTTCTGCACACGAACTGAATACTATTGATCGATGTTATTTTTCGGTTTACAAAGCAACGCCCATTGAGGTTGTTCTAAAATCGAAAAACACCCGGCACTTTTGGAAACTGCTGCCAGCATCGAAGAAAGGATACACCTTGTACCATTCCCATCAAGGCGATGGAAATTATCATGTACAATGCAATTCCTCTTCTCTCCAAAGTGCCATAAGCACAATCAAAAAACATGATTCTTATCAGCTGACTCATCGAAAACCGGAGAACAATGATTTTGACTATGTTCCCCTTCTGCCAGATTCTTATTACTTTATTTTCTGACTATCAAAAAGCAAGAATTCCCCTTTCATCGTAGATTGAAGAACCATCACCCTGACCACACCTTATTGCTCTGTCGAGTGCCATAATGGTTGCAATCGCTCCATCGATTTTTTCTGTGGATTTTTCCTTATCAGCTTTGACATTTCCAGCTGGGTCCGTACGGATGTATATGTTATCCATATTCCAACGAAGAACCGGATGCCCTCCGTGAGCTATTTTCTGCTCCAGGGTTAGTTTCATCAGTTCTTTGGTAGGTGGACTCATATCCTTAAAGCCCTGTCCGAATGGAACTACCGTGAATCCCATTCCATCAAGGTTCTGCACCATCTGTACTGCTCCCCAACGGTCAAATGCAATCTCTCGGATGTTATATTTCTTTCCGAGTTCTTCGATGAAGTTCTCTATAAATCCATAATGCACAACATTGCCTTCTGTGGTTTTAAGATACCCTTGTTTTTCCCATACATCATACGGAACATGGTCTCTTCGAACTCGGAGGTCAAGTGTGTCCTCTGGCACCCAGAAGTATGGAAGTACGATGTATTTATCATCTTCATCTTCCGGTGGAAAAACCAGGCTAAACGATGTGATATCAGTTGTCGATGAAAGGTCGAGTCCTCCATAGCAGACTCTTCCTTCAAGTGCGTCCGGATTAACAGGAAATGCACAGGCATCCCATTTATCCATTGGCATCCATCTGACACTTTGTTTTACCCATTGGTCAAGCCTTAACTGTCTGAATGTATTTTCTTCTGCCGGATTCATCTTTGCTTCCTCGCATGCCTGTTTTACCTTTTCGATATCAATGGTTTCACCAAGGGAAGGATTGGCTTTTTTCCAGGTCTTTGGGTCAGTCCAATCATCGTTCTCATCGGCACCATAGATTACCGGATAAAAAGCTGAGTCTATCTTTCTGCCTTCAATTACATCCTTTGCTTTCTGATGAAGTTCATAGCAGATACTGTTCTGATCCGTACCCGCCGTGGTGATTAGGAAGTACAAAGGCTGCTCTCTTGCGTCCCCCGAGCCTTTTGTAAGAACATCGTATAGTTTTCTGTTCGGCTGGGCATGAACTTCATCGAGAACAAGTCCGGAAACATTCAGACCGTGCTTTGTTCCTACTTCAGCTGACAGAACCTGGTAAAAAGATGCTCCATATTCAATTCGTTTAGATGAACCTTTGATGTTACATCTGCGTTCCAAAGCCGGAGTCATTTCCGTCATTCGCTTGGCAACATCAAATACGATTGATGCCTGCTGACGGTCTGCTGCAGCTCCGTATACTTCTGCAGAAGGTTCTCCATCACCAAACAGAAGGTATAAGGCAATAGCAGCCGCAAGTTCTGACTTACCGTTCTTCTTTGGAATCTCGATGTAAGCCGTTGTGAACTGACGCTTGCCGTTTTTCTTAACTATCCCAAACAGATCCCTTATGATGGTTTCCTGCCAGGGTAAGAGTTCAAACGGCTCTCCCTCCCATCTGCCTTTTGTGTGGCACAGGCATTCAATAAACTGTACCGCATAATCGGCCTTCTCTTTATCGTAATGGGAAGTCTTCAGCATATACTTGGTTGGTTTATATCCTTTTAGCTTTCCCATAATTTTCTCCACGAAAAAAGGACCATTGCCGGTCCCTTATTCCTTATGCTCTAATTGTGTGTTTATGTATTGTCTGCAGGATTTTCTCCTGTTCTTCAGCTGGAACATCGAGTGACTCAAGTGCCTCTCTTGTTCCACAGTCCGGACAAATACTCGTTTTATTATCCACCCTGGATAATGCAGGATGCCCGTGATAAGGTCTGTTACACTTTGGGCATATCTTTAAGCTGATTGAATTATTTACTTCCACCATC